GGAAAGGACCAGTGGACCCGCGGGTGGGGCCTCAGGACCAAAGGTTGGGAGATTGCTAGGACGTTCGTCGTAGCGCACGGCACCAAAATACCACTTCTTGGGAGGTGGACTTGTACCCTTACGCCAACGGCGGACAGATCCCGCACTCGGGATGGGACGGAATGGATCTACAACTATGTCCATTACCTCCCGGATTTCCCTTCCCTCAGGGAGTGGGCGCTCATCAATAACCATAAAAGGCTGATCAAGTACAGCAGCGCCCACAAGCTCCTGCTCTTTAGACAGGACGTTACGGAATCCGTTGGGCATGGCCTGGCCATGACCACCAACGGACACGGGTAGGAAAAGATTCTTTCCCCGTGACTCATGAGAGATTTCCGCAGCGTGCAGAGAAATATACTCTGCCAGGAGCTGACACCGGCGACGCGGCCACGCACCCTCCCACACCTTCGTCATCACGGAGATGTAGGGGGATGTGTAGAGCTCGCTAGGGTCAATATCGGACACGAGGCCCATAACCTTATGTTGTCCAAAGAAAAGCCCAGTGTTGAGGAAGCCAACAACACTAGGGGAAGAAGTAGGACATGTCAGGTCACAGTCTAGTGACGTAGAGTTGACATTGGCATAACGAGGGTGGATGTAAGCCTTTCCAGGCGACATCTCGAGACCGACGGCCCGGCCAAGAGCCTTATGAAGCTCCCAGTCGGCGCGATTTCCGATATATAACATATCGTCCCCGTTAACGAGGAAGGAACCCAACAAATTCTTATAGATTCCTTTCGCGTACTCTACCCGCTCGGTAATGACACGAAGGCCAAGGCCGAGATTGGCGATACAGAGGATAGGAAAAGACAAGATGGAGCCCATCAACTGTCCATTCAACTGGGTGACGATGGGAAGCTGAGGCTTCCCCTCGACATGCGGATAGCATATCGAGTGCGGCGCAAGGACGCGCATCATCAAACGGGTGAACTTCGGATTAATAGGTTCCAGACCTGAGAACAGATCCTCGAGAATGGCGCGGGATAGGCTAGCTGAGAGCCCATCCGTCGCAGCACTATAGTCGACAGAGATCCATTCCTTCTCATCTTCGTCTTCCTCAGGGAAGAGCCGTGCGTTACACGCCCTGACATCGCAAAGATCAGTCGCCTGTAAGGGCCGACCAATTAAGCGGAAACAGGGCATGTGACGCATAGCAGAGTGTATGGCCTCCTGAACCGGCTTCCCAAGATACTGAGGAATCTCTTCCTCCGCAGTGACGGTACGAACCTTAAAGGGCTCGATAATCCCGGCCACGCGTGCCATCAAGGGGCGGTCCTCGAAGGACTCAATAAACTCCAAAATCTCCGAGGAGAGCGCCTGACGCTCTCCCGTATGCTCGGACAACGACACGACCGGGTTCTCCACGACGTCGCTGCCTCGAACATACCTTCCGATTCGCTCTTTCATCGAGACGAGATCGGGGCGCCGGACCAGACCGAGGTCTGATTCGGCGAACGCTACCCTTTCGGGAGCCCCGGGTACTAAACCTCGAATAACGGCCATCGCACCGCCCTTGGACCGACCAGTCGAAAGACTGGCCGACCTAGAGACGGCGTGCGATGCGTTTTCGGGATGCGCCCAGTACTCGCGCAAAACCGGCTCAATCTTGCCACGAATCGCCTGAAGAACAGGCTGCAGGAGGTCCATCAACTCCGCAAGGAGGAGGTGCCCCGATTCGGACTCCATAGGGTCGGAAGCTCCCATTTGCTTCCGGTGTTTCTCAAAGGTCGAATAAACGATACCTTGACTCACCGGAGCCGCAGCACGCTTCGCCTGCAGGAATGAATACCAGAGATGGACGTTCTTCCGTGTGTAAATCATACGGGACTTCATCCAAGCTCTGAATCTTCCACGCCAGGCAAAGGGGGAAGGAGCCTTCGGAAGATCATTCCGAAGGAACTTCGCCATTGGCTGTAGCAAAAGGAATTTTGCGCGCGCAAGAAACTCGGTTTCTAGCTCGACGTCGAGATATTCAACAACTTGCAAAATTAGCGAGTGAACTACCTCGTCGGGTGCGCCGTGGTGCTTGATAACTTTTTCAAGCCCCCGCAAAAGCTGATTGATCCGTTCTACCTGTGCCGGCAAGCCGGCGCCCGTGGAATCATCCGGGTGGGGGGGCGACCCCCCCGATCGTTCTTCGACATCCATGATGTCGTTGATAGTGGAAAACCCAACGTCTCTCTGCTTAGGAA